GATTGGACGCTTCACTACTTTTGTGAGAACGAGTGCCTGGACTGGAACTGGGTGTATCCTTACCCTGAAGCTCCGCTTGTCCAGCAGTTGGTGAGGTATGAAGAGATTCCTATTCAGTGGTCGGCCGCTCCTCCCAACTTTACAGTGACAAAGCAGCTACAATTTATTCTTCCACACGATTCGCTCCGTCGGGCAAAGAAGCGAGTCATGTTTCCAGACGAAATGTACAATGAGGAAACGGATACCCGTATTCCTTGGATGAGGCGGTATGCTTGGGAATGCGAGCCACGAATCTCGCTTCCTGTCACGATCGAAGAGATGACAGCGGTCCAATCTTTCCAATCTTGCCTAGTTTAAATCCACCTGACGTAGGCATAGTGATTCTTGGAATAACTACACCTCCAGAGGCAAGCACAGACGCTTGTTCGTTGATGGGAGACACATTCAAGTCTCCAAGCATCTGAATATCTGACCACGAAAAAGAACGCCTCGACCAGTATTCCTCTTCGATAGTATTTAGTTCCTTTAATTTTGGAGCTGCAGAGACACCATTGAGAGTCATATTTTTCATCCAGTCGTTGCGTATATAGACTAGATACTGTTGGCGTTTCACCTTCGCAGCTTGATCATCTGGAATAATTGTGCGAAGCTCAGCGATACTTTCCTCAAGCGTATAGATTTTCTTGTATGTTCGTTTGTTCACAGTGTTGTGAGCGCGGAACACAAACTCACAGACCGTCCGTCGGCTATTTTTCCATGAAGGGTATCGCTGAGTATATAGAGAAACCATATCATTGAAATGCTGGAGACAACTTGGACATAGAATCGTGTTCATAAAGGATATGAGAAACCGATTTAGGAGTTCCAGTTCATACTGGGACGGAAAATCGGGGTAAAGAGCTGCTATTGTGTGGAGCGTAGCCCAACCAAGTGGACCCCATGCTTTTGTCATTATATAGACTTATCAAGAAAGAAGGCCTGCTCCAACCGAGTCAGCATACAACACGCGAAGAACACTCGGAGGGACATTCTTCTTCTCTTCGGCAATAATCTTCTTCTCAACCAACTTCTTACGTATTAACGCAATGTCCATCCTTGCCGCCTTCGCCTTCGCGGTCTTACGAGCCTTCTCAAGACCCTTCTCCGTCATCAGCTTCACTGAGCGCTTGCGGGTTGCAGGGGCCTTAGATGGATTCTTTGAGGGAACGATCTTGGCAGTCTTACGAAGAATACCACGAGGAAAGGTCTTCGTGGAGCGGCGAACGCGCGGACGGCGGCCTCCGAATCCAGGACCACTCGGCATTCCTACTGGAGGACGAGGAGCCGTAATCGTTGACACGCGCGTCGACGGATCCTGACCATTAAACGCGGAATCGCTTCCCTCTTTAATGATTGTGTATTTGGTAGGACCATCCGAGGCGGGCATACAACTCCTTCTTACTCAAAACGGATAAAAACTTACGGCGAGGACGCTGGTATCAAGATACGACACCATGGAGGCAGTTCGAGCATATTTCAAGAATGGTGTTTCGCGTTTCTCTGAGTCGCAGATTGAACCCTACGAAGACTTCCTCCGCAACAAGATCCCCCTGATTCTGCGATCAACGCCACCCATCGTGGTATGGCACGATCAGGACGAGGCGACGAAGAAGTACAAGTACGAGTTCCGTCTCTCGTTTGACAACGTGTCCTACCTGAAGCCGCGCATCCAGGAAGCTACGGGACGACTGAAGCAGATGCTCCCGCACGAGGCGCGCATCCGTAACTTCACCTACGCTGCCCAGATGTTCGTAGACATTCACCTGAAGGTTCGTTCCTACAGCGGCCCTGGTCTCACCGAGTTCAAGGAGGAGACCAAGACGTTCGAGGGCATCTCCCTCGGCAAGATCCCCGTGATGCTGGGTTCGTCTCTCTGCGTTCTCAAGGATTACCCGATGTCGATGGAGGAGATGGGCGAGTGTCCTCAGGATCCCCTCGGCTACTTCATCATTCACGGTGGCGAGCGCGTGATTCTCTCGCAGGAGAAAGTGGCCGACAATCGCATCATGGTCTTCCTCAACAAGAAGACGACGACCAAGCATACGCATTCCGTAGAGATGAAGTCGCTTCACGAGAGCTTTACTCTGCCACCCAAGAAGCTCGAGATCCGTATGTCTAGTAAATTCAACGGTCTTGGCTATCCTCTCTCCATCTGTATCCCCCGTTTCCGCGAGGATATTCCGCTGATGGTCTTCTTCCGCTGCCTCGGGATTGAGACGGACAAGCAGGTCTGTGATCTGCTCAACGTGGACGACACAGATACGCTGATGGCGTCGTTCAAGGAGTGTGCAGACATCGGCGTCTTCAGTCAGCAAGAGGCCATCGAGTATCTGTCTCACCATCTCCAGTATCCCCCTGCCGTCGAGGACAAGACGGGTCACGTTCGCGCACTTCTTCTCACCGAGTTTCTTCCTCACGTTACGCTATCAGGGGAGACGCTTGAGCCGAACGTTCTGGTCGCTCGCAAGGTGAAGATTCTTGTGAGCATGGTCAAGAAGCTTCTTGATACTGCGTCTGGGCGTATGCCATCCGATGACCGCGATGCGTATCCCAACAAGCGCGTAGTCACCACAGGGTCTCTCCTCACCCATCTCTTCCGCCAGCTGTTCCAGAAGGTGTGTAAGGATATTCGCTCCAAGTTCGTCCACGAAATCAACAATGATAATTGGAAGCGGTCAGGAAAGCCGCTGGATGTCCTGGTCCTCTCCAATCTCTACAAGATCATGAAGGTCTCATCTATCGAGGGCAAGTTGAAGCAGGCGCTTGCCACAGGCAACTTCACAGTCCAGGGTCTCGGGACATCGGGATCCACCTCCCTGTCCAACGCTACCAAGTCGGGTGTCTCCCAAGTCTTGAATCGCCTGTCCTATAATGCTACTCTGTCTCACATCCGCCGTATCCAGACGCCCGTAGAGAAGTCGGGCAAGCTGCTGGCTCCTCGCAAGCTCAATGGGTCATCGTGGGGGTTTGTGTGCCCCGTCGAGACGCCAGAGGGTCATTCGGTCGGCATCGTGAAGACAATGAGCCTGATGTCCACCATCTCTACCCATGTTCCCTCGTTCGTGGTCACCAACTTCCTCCGTGAAATCCCCGATGTTGACTGGGTCACGGATGTCCTATCTGAAGGCCCTGTCGCGATTCTCGTGAATGGCACGATTATTGCATACACGTCCAAACCGAAGGACGTGTATGGGCGCCTCAAGGATGCCAAGCACTCGTGCCGCATCCATCCCCATGTCTCCGTGGCCTGGAACGTTCTCCAGAACCGCATTATTATCGAGACCGACGCAGGTCGGCTGGTGCGTGCTGTCTTCCGTGTCGAGAATGGTAAGGTTCTCCCTTCTCCACCTGCCGACACTCCGTGGGCCGAGTGGATTCCCAAGTGTGTGGCCTATATTGACGCCAACGAGTCCGAGGTCGCACATATCGCAATGTTCCCAAGTGAGGTGGGCCCGACGCACACGCACTGCGAGATTCATCCCCATATGATTCTTGGTCATATGGCCTCCATCATTCCGTTGTCCAACCATAATCAGTCGCCTCGTAATGCGTACCAGTCAGCCATGGCGAAACAGGCGATGACGCTGTACGCCTCCAACTACCACAAGCGTCTAGACAAGAACGCTTACCTCCTGGCTTCTCCTCAGCGACCGATCGTGGAGACCCAGATCATGTCTATCTTGAACATGCACAAGATGCCGTCTGGCTGCAATGCCATCGTGGCCATCGCTTGTTATTCGGGTTATAACCAGGAGGACTCCGTGATCCTCAACCGCGGATCCCTGAAGCGCGGGTTCATGCGCGGGTACTACTACACAGTCTACAAGGATGAAGAGCATCGTAACGTGGCGAGCGGACGCGAGGAGCGGTTCTCCAAACCACGCCATGAGAACACGAAGGCATTCAAGAACACATCCTACCACGCGGTTCAGGAGACGGGTATTCCTATCAAGAACGCCGTTGTCCAGGAGAATGATGTGGTGATCGGCAAGGTCGTGAACCTTCGGTCGGATCCCCATGGGTACCTGTACCGCGATCTCTCGACGACCCACAAGAACTCTGAACCTGCGCGCATTGACGGCGTGTGGCAGGACAAGAACTCAGACGGGTACCCGTTTGTGAAGGTCCGCGTCATCTCCGAGCGCACTCCGCAGATCGGCGACAAGTTTGCTTCGCGCGCTGGACAGAAGGGTACGTGCGGTATGATCCTGGATGAGTGCGATATGCCGTTCACGGCCTCGGGTCTGCGTCCCGATATCATCATGAACCCTCACGCGATTCCGTCGCGCATGACGATTGCACAGTTGCTGGAGACGATGTACAGCCGCGTGGGTGTTCAAACGGGGAATCTGGGTGATGGTACGCCCTACTCCCATCTCGGGATCGAGGATCTCAAAGTTCACATGGCGAATCTCGGGATGCACCCGTACGGCAACGAGATCATGTATAATGGCCAGACAGGCGAGCAGATGGAGGTAGAGATCTTCATTGGGACCACGCATTACCAGCGCCTGAAGCACATGGTGATTGACAAGTGCCATTCTCGTGGCCGTGGTCCCATTGTCTCGCTGACCCGCCAGCCGTGCGAGGGCCGTGCACGTGATGGTGGTCTGCGCGTAGGCGAAATGGAGCGCGACTGTTTCATTACGCACGGTGCGTCGGCATTCACAAAGGAGCGCCTGATGGATGTATCGGACCCATTCACCACGGGTGTGTGTTCCTCTTGCGGTTCGCTCTCTACAATCAACGAGAAGGATCGTCTCTATGAGTGTAGATCATGTGGTTCGAAGGCGGGTCTGGAAGACAAGACGATTCCGTATGCTGTCAAGTTGTGGCTGCAGGAGTTGGAGGCGATGCATATCTCGCCTCGTATGATGTCGTCTTAGCCTTAAGTCTAACTTGAAATCGTATACATATAATTACTGTTTGTTCCTCTCAAGCGAGAAAACACATACATAGTATTTTGGCTTGTGATGAGAGGTGTAGCAGTTACCTGGATAGGGAGATTTGCAAGTGTGGTCTCTGTTCTTCCATTCAGGACAAGGCGTCCTAGCGGAGTATAGTCCTGTGTCGAACTCACAGTATAGTATGCTCTATACTGATTCACAGTTCCAGATAGGGTAGATACATATAGGTTCCCTACAGAGTCAAGAACGGGTGTTTGGTAGGAGGAAGGTATGTCTCCACTTGGGGCATTAGACCACAAAGAACTGTATCCGTAACCAGATGTGCTTGTAACAATTCCTCCAAATCCGTATAGACGTCCAGAAGCATTAATGACGTGAGCCCATAGTCCGCCCTGTGGGTCTGTAGAAATGATAGGAGGAGATGCAATCTTAAGACCAGACAGCGTTACTTTTATATCGTAGGCCTGCGCACGAACTGTCGTATTACTCAATATAAAGATATTGCTGTCATTCGGAACGGTAATGCCTACATTGAATGCAGTCACATACGGTGTGAACGGCGGTAAAGTTGCTCCAGGGACGGTGTATACCCAATTCAACTTTCCTGTTTCGGCAACATAGCAGTAAACTCGACTATTTGTTGTTCCCGCAAACATATTGATTCCATCTGTCACAACTGATGTTCGGAAAAGTTCACCAGAACCTTGTGTCGTACCAGACCACACCAATGCTGCGTTTGATGCTTGGTATGCTCCAATTGTATTTCCGTAACATGCAACGATATAGTCAAATGCGCCATTTGTTATACATGCTGGAGTCCCACCGACCTGCTGACCAAGGCGGATAGGATAGGACTGAAGAACAGATCCATTGGAGTCAAGTCTAAAGAGTTGTCCCAGATCGGTTGTAACAACAACTGCTCCTGTGGTTGATACAACTGGACCTGCAAGTTTATTTGAGGCACCTGTAGAAAAGATCTGTCTGGACTGACCATTATATATCTTAAAGAAAGCACCGTCTTCAGCCATATAGTATACTTCTCCGAGTGGACCAAGCGCAGGCTGGACTGTAGAATTCTGCGCTATGATTGTCAACGATGTCGATGTCAGAATATTTGACTCTACGCTTATAAAGGTACGAAATCCCGTTGATAAAGCAGAATCTCCGAACTGTCGCGTTGGTACTGTAACTGGAAATACGGGTGCTACAGGCGGAGGAGGAAAAATAGGCGGTGGGGTTGGGAGACAGTAAAAGGGCGTTACAGGACAGTTTACAATCGGAGGAGGACAGCACAATGGACTTTTTGCTACATCTAAAAATGGAGGTTTCTTCGTATTTGTGAGACCCCAACCGAATCGCAATCGTGGGTTAAACGGCTCAACGATTCGTTTACATGATGTAGTAGGATACGGCTGTAGAATAGGTATTTGCTGTTTGGGAGGAGGTGACTGGTATCCACTACGAGTGGGTAGTGAAAATGTTACTTTATAGAAACCACTAGTGCCATTGGTGTTGGAAGCAGAAAAATAAATATTACCTGTTGTATCAGCAGTCACGGTATTTGCTCCTGTTATTGCGAACTTTTGCGGATCAGTTGTAGGAACATAAACATCACCTGACATGCCATTACCTACTACCCGAGTGGTGGTTCCCAAATAACTATTCTGAGCATAAATTGCTCTGTTTTCAGAATAGAATACATTGTTTCCAGATATAGCTATATCCCGTAGCCCAGAATAAACACCCACTGCATTCAGAATATTGAACGTTGGTTGGTTTTCCAAGAAATCGTAATAATAGATGCTTCCAAATCGCAAGTCTAGTGCATAAATTCGCTGTTCGTTTGCGGAGAGTGCAATACCCTTGAAGTTGAGAATAGGGTATCGATTTAGAAAAAGAATATTGACGAATGAATTACCATACCGTTCCATGGTAGAAATAGACGAGCCACCACCTGTGACAATGTAGACAACTCCCTGGGAATCGACGACAATATTTCCAGTATTGTCTCCAAAACGATAAATATCACGATCAATAGGGACCGTTATAGTTCGCCCACCAGCACCAGATGCAATGGCTGTAAGAGACAATCGTAGACAATGTCTGTCATAAGGTGCGTTGATAAACAGGTATTTTCCCGTTGGATCAACGGCTATACCCGTAATCTCGCCAGACAGTGTTCCCGTATATCCTGTGGGCAGAATCGTTGTCATCGATGTAACATCGGTGCTTTCATTATACAAATATATCTTGCCGTTTGAGGTACCGATATAGACAAGATTATAGTAATTGCCAGTGTTGTTATAGGGAGTTGGAGCAACTGCCATAGCTGATATTTTATCGGTATACGTGTATGCCCCTATGTTAGAAATAAGGCTCATTATAATGAAAGTGGGGATTATTCTCCCAACAACATCTCGCGGACGAGATTGGTCGTATCCTAGACACTCCTACTTTCTGTCAATGCTAGCGACATTTATTGACACACTGTCTCAAGGGTATTCTTACACCTTTTATGTCGGGTATGATTCAGATGACCCATTTTATAGCCGCCAAGATGTTCGAGACTTTTTTCAGCGGGTTCATTCGGATATCCAGTGGATTCCTGTTGATGTTCCAAAAGGACACGTGACCCTCATATGGAACATTCTTGCACTCAAAGCCTATAATGACGGGTGCGACTATCTGTATCAGTGTGGAGATGATATCAAGTTTCTGAAAGGGGGGTGGGTAGATGCATCCATTCGACTGTTACAGGCGAATGGAAACATTGGAATGACAGGGCCCCAGAATGACGGGAACACCTCTATCTTGACACAGGCTATGGTTCACCGAACACACCTTGAAATCTTTGACGGAAAGTTCTTTCCTCCAGAAATCAAGAACTGGTACTGCGATGACTGGTTGAACGGGGTGTACGATCGCCTACCCCTGCCACCAGACTACCGATGCTGCAATACAGGCGGGGACCCGCGCTACGAGATTGTTCATATGCGCAATGAGTGTTTAGAACTTATACGCAAAGGCCGAGAGAGGGTACGAGTATACCAAGAGAAGCGAAATAGTGTCGTGAACAACAGCGCCCCAGTAGGCAACGTATAAGTTAGTGCCAAACCCGAGCATCATGATAGCAATAAGAACAAGTGAACGCAAAACGGTGTTAATGAGGACATTGCTCGTCGGGAACAGGAGGGGGTCCATATCTATCTCCTAGTCAAAGAAAAAAATATCTCTGGCCCCAACGAGGTCGTTTCGTTCTAGACCGCCGCGTGGGTCCAGGAGAAAAAAATAATGTTGATATGGAACATAAACACAAATGGGAGGTGGTCTAATGCAGCTCGTCTCGTACGGTGCCCAGGATATTTACATCTCGGGTAATCCCCAGATTACCTTCTGGAAGGTGCTCTACAAGCGCCACACGAACTTCGCCATGGAGGCGATTGAGGTGACGTTCAACGGCCAGGCGGACTTCGGCCGCCGCGTCACGGCCGTGATCTCGCGTAACGCTGACCTGATGTACCGCACGTACATCCAGGTCACGCTGCCCCAGATCAGCCTGGCGAACTCCAACCAGGTCGGCACGCGCTTCCGCTGGCTCAACTATGTCGGCCACCGCCTGATCAAGCAGGTCGAGATCGAGATCGGCGGATCCCGCATTGACCGCCAGTATGGTGACTGGATGCAGATCTGGACGCAGCTGACCCAGCCCGTCGGCACCCAGGTGTCGTTCGACGACATGGTTGGCAACTCCGCCGACCTCGTGCTGCTGAAGGACACGGCGGGTGTTGCGCTGGACGCCACCTGCGCTGCCTCGGAGGCCACGAACTCGTGCTTGTCCCGCGCGGGCACGCCCCTCAAGACGCTGTACATCCCGCTGCAGTTCTGGTACTGCCGCAACCCTGGCCTGGCGATCCCGCTGATTGCCCTCCAGTACCACGAGGTGCGCATCAACGTCGAGTTCGAGCAGAACTACAACTGCTGCTACGCCGACGTTGCGCTGGGCGACCTCTCGGTCATGCCAGGCTACAACAACGGTGTGCTCCAGCTCGGCAACGGTGTCACGGCCGTCTCCCAGCTCCAGCTGGTGGCCGCGTCGCTGTACATTGACTACGTCTACCTCGACACGGAGGAGCGCCGCCGCTTTGCCCAGCAGTCGCACGAGTACCTGATTGACCAGCTCCAGTTCACGGGCGACGAGACGGTCACGGCCTCGTCCAACAAGATCCAGATGAACTTCAACCACCCCGTCAAGGAGCTGGTGTGGGTTGTCCAGCGCGACTCGTTCGTGGACTGCAACGCGCCCCCGACGCCGTGGATCATGGAGGCGTTGGGCCAGCAGCCCTTCAACTACTCGGACGACTGGACCACGGAGGGCATCGTGACGGCGGTGCTCGGCCGCGGCGCCCTGGCGACCAACACTGGCGCGAACGGCGCGACGCAGGCGGTACCGACGTTCTCGGCCTCGGCTGGCTCGGGTGCGGGTGTCCCTGGCTTCGCCTATGCTCAGTCCTCGCTGGCGGGCCTCGGTGTTGCGGTCGGTGCGGGCCTCACGACGGGCTCGTCTATCTACGATGGCACGGCTGGCGCGGACAACTTCTTCGAGGGCACCACGAACTACCTGCT